CCGGATCATAATTTGTTTTGAGCGTAATAGTTGCGGTACTAACTGAGGCAATTTCACGAGCGATAAATGAACCAAGCGCTGAAAATTTAGGTTTGAGTACCATTTTGTTATCGTCAAAATCTGGTTCAATCTCTGAAATTTCACAACCAAAGTATCGCTGAACAACTCTACCTTTTTGAATATCAATGGTGTAAGCATTTGGGTCAGTTGTCAAAGAAGCGGTGAATGGGTGAGTATATGGATCTGAACCTGTAGTAGAACCTTTGGTCAAGAACATATCAAAAAGATATCCCGCTGTGTTTGGTTCGGCCAAAAGGGTTGCTCCCCCCTGATGATTTCTCAAACCAAGAAGTGTTTGGAAACGAGCAGATTTGTTTCCGATAATCGGATTATCTTCATCAAGTGCGACATCTGTCGCAAAACTCTCATCATAAAGAGGAATATAGACATTAGGAATAACAGCAGTAGCTTTTGCCGACTGCTTCTTTACTGCGAAATATCCTTTGTTTGCGAGTTGTTCTGCCATATTATTTTATTGTTTTTACCTTTGGTAACTCTGGTTTTGCTTCAACTCCTACTTTATTTGGCTCATCTTTATGAGTTCCAATTTTTTCAAAGTTAGTATTTACTATTTCTTCGGTGACAACAACCTCTTGTCCTGGATTGATTATACCAACTCCTATGAGTGTTTGGGTAGTGTTGCTAATATTCTTGTATATGAGTTTTGCCATATTAAAATTGTATGAGTTATCTTCCTCAAAGTCAATTTACTTTACTACGTCCTAGCATCAATTGCTACTAATTCTTTGAATGTGACTTCAATATGTGCTTCTACTGTCAAAAGTTCTTCTGACCTTGGCACAACACCTTTTCGGACCGATCCAACGTTATCAACCATTAAATTATCGATGGTGAAGTTTCCCCTGAGTATTCCCATAAACGAATTGGATAGAAAATAACCAGTAATTTCGCTTCTACCTTGAGCAATAGTATCAACTGTATTTTCAAGTGTCGCAACACTATCAGGCTTTCCAAAATCATCTTTCTTGTTATATACAATCTGAATTAGTATTTGATGTGTAACCTCATCCATGCCAGTTGGACCTGTGTCATAAAGTGTTTCAGGTTCGGAAATAACCAGACAAGGCATTTTAGACTGAGGAAGTATTATGGGATCGCCCTCGTAGTAGCCATGAAAAGTATCCCCAAACTTGTCTTCAAATAGTTGGAGTAATTTTTGTGGAACTGTTTTTTTTTGTCCTGCTTCTTGTGGCATATTATGATTTGTTTAATCGTACCAGAACCGCCTTGGTAAAGACAGAAATAATTTTGTTTTCAGTGTTATCAGAAAAGCCAATCAATTTTCTTTGAGGAATGACTGGTCCACCCAAATGATGATATTCTGCATAGTCTGTTGTATTGGCCACTGTTAAAACCATTGGCTCAGCATCGTACTCGTACCCTCTTTTGAGTGTACCAGTTCTTTCAAGTACACCTTTTCCGCCCCACTTTTTGCGTTTTTGCAATTCATAATAGGGTTTGAGGTTTAACCATCTTGAACCTAAAATAGCACCTTCAGTTTTGAAAAGTAGTGATCCATAATAATCTTTGAGAAAATCACCAACTGTTTGAAGTTCTGGCTTGAAGTCCCTCATGTCATTGGTGAGCCTCCGAAGTGAACTCATCAATGCTTTATCACCAGTAATTTTAATATCTATCTTGAGTACATTTGACATTAGTATCTATCCGTAATTGAAAACATACGAGCCTCGCTAGGTGTAGCGTTCTTTGCTGTTTCATCAGGATAGCCACGAACCTTGGAGATTTGAGTAACAGAAACACTACCAGTTCCATCAATGAGAGGAGTATCACCACTTTCAAGTTTGGCAAGAATATCTCTGGCCTGTTTAATCTTTAATGTTCCATCTTTGTTTGTTCCATTATGTTCTGGTCCATAATCCATCGTCAGCAAATATCCTGCTGCTAAAAGAATAACTGCATGGGAAACAACTTCTGGATAGGGAGAACCAAGAGGAAGTGTGTATCCACCAATTAACAGTGAAGCATTAACTTCTGATTGAGATTTAACGAGCTTTCCATAAACAGTTTGTTCAGATACCCATTTATTATTATTCAGCCCTGCCTCAGCCCTCACATCAACTGTATTGGCATACAAGCCATAGCCAGCACCACGAAAACCAAGTGCTTCTGAGAGATTGGTCGAATTTAGAGTTGTTGAGTTATAAAAAATATACTTCCACCAATAACCTGAACCACCAGTTGTATCAGTTACTTCGGTATACAGTTGGTCAGCTTGGAGACTAACAGTGGCAACTAGACTAGAAAAAGAGGCGTCTGCTGGAACTGTGCCATCAACATTTGTAGCTCGATAAATCTTGGCTTGGTTTGCCTTGATAATGGTGAACGGTTCGTTGTCAAAATGTTTGAGGCTGAGGTTAGCATCAAGAGTAATAGATAGCCCAGAAATAACGTCAATTTGTGCAAGTTGTGCTGATTCTCCACCTACAACTCCAAGAATGACATAATCGTCGACTGCTATATTGTCGGTATTCTCCACAATTACGATAGCTTGACCAGCATTGGCATCAGCAGTAATTTTTGTTACTTCTTTTATGTTTGAAGCTGGGAAGTTTTCAATCTGAATTATTTCATTTGCCATAGTTATTTCCTCTGTTTTAGTATAACATTTCCAACTCTTTGCTTGAGAGCTGTGATAGTTTTACTCTGCATTAATGTTGTTTTGAATACACCCAGTCGGGTAGGAATAGCAGCAATGAGTAGATCGGTTATTGTTACTACTTCATTTAATGCTCTTGAGACTGCACGAGTAATTGTATCTACTACTGTAAAACTTTCGTTAAATATTTTACTTGGATTCTTTGCCAAACTATCCGTAACAGTTATATTCTCGCTGATATTCCTGCTCACCGCAACATTGCGGGTATCAATAACAGTAAAACTCTCTGTGATGCTCCTAGATGGGTTTTTAGCCACTCTGTCCACAACAGTAACACTTTCCCCAAAGATTCGACTAACAGACCTTCTAATAGTATCTACAATGGTCACAGCTTCATTCAAACTGCGACTGATAGCTCTCATAATAGTATCAACAATCGTAAAGCTCTCATTAAAAATTCTGCTTGGTCTTTTTGAAATACTATCAACAACTGTAACGTTTTCATTTAGGGAGCGAGAGTTTTGTTTGGTAATAGTGTCTACTATTGTTATAGTTTCGTTCAAAACAATAGCTTTTCCTGCTTGAGTAACAATAGAATCAACGATTGTTACAACTTCTGCTAAAGTTCTTGAAACAGTTTTACGAACTACATCCACAATAGTAAATGATTCATTCAAAGTTCTGCTTGGTCTTTTTGAGAGTGTATCTACAATTGTTACTACTTCGGCAAGTCTCCTTGAGGCTAATTTTGAAATTATATCCACTAAAGTAACAGTTTCATTCAGTATTTTATTTGGACGCTTCCCAATGGTATCTACAACAGTCAAAGTTTCATTAAATGTTTGCACCCACAAACTTCCGATTCCTATTGGTCGGTTACGTTGAATCAGAGGTGATATTGGAAAAGCTCTGCCATGTCTCATACGTTTTAGTAGTTATTACTTCTACTTATCGTTTGATTTCGAAATATTCTCCTGAGAAAAAGAGCGCCACCGCCACCAGCTGTGTAATCAATTTCAACATAAGCGTAGGTAATGGCTCCACCCACTCCGTTTATTTTTTTAATTCCAATTTGTAAAGCATCTAGGTTAGCAACCGTCCACGCCACACCCGTGTTGGGGTTTGTTGCCCACGTTTCAGAAAATAAAACGTAGGTAGCTACGCTTACCGTATCTTTTGTAGCGCTCCAATAATCAGTTGAACCAGAGCGTACTCCTATTTGGATAGTGTTGGATACGGGATCAAGAGATCGGTATTTTTCATAAACTGTTACAGAGTTGATTGTTGCACCAGATAGGTCCACCGTATCAGAAAGCGAAAATTGTCTAACATCGTCAATGGTGGGTGAGTAGAGTCTAGTAGTATCTCCATCATCAGATTGAACTCTAGTAAAAGTTCCACCCTCGGCTCCAAAACCAGATATAGTGTTTCCATTACCATCAACTGTAAGTGTTACTACTGCCATAAATTGAGTTTACACGTTTACTAACGATTTGAGAAGATTAGATTTCAACAACCATGTAGCAATATGCGTTAACTGCTGCTGCAGCGGTTACACGAATACGAGCAAACTTTCCTGCTTGGATAATTGGCTCTCTGCCGAGTGGAAATTGTTTTACATATTGGTTTGTTGGAGCAATGAGTTGTGGGTCAAACATTCTGGAAGTAGTTATTGTGCCTTCTGCTGTACCAGTATAACCAGTAGCTGTTGTTCCTACCTCAAAGTGGTCAGTTGTTGGGTCGCCGGCCATCAGTGCTCCACTATCCTGCTTAACGACACCTGCTGCAACGTGAGCTGTGACGGTAGCTGCGACATCAGTTTCTAAAAGTTCAACTTTAATTGGAGCTGCTGCTGCAAAACCGTCAAAAGAAATTCCCCATTCAACTATTTTGAGAACGCTAGTAGCACCTGCTTTTATTTGAAGAAGCGTTTTGATTGCAGTTCCGGTAGTAACTACAACTTGAGCTGCGGTTGTTGGTGATGGTCCATTTCCAATGAGATAAAGCATACTATTAGTCTACATCAAAATTCCACGTAATAGTCAAACTGTCTCCATTGACTACATTTAGTGCGGAAAATACTTGACGTGCTAATAGTACGCCTACTGAAGCTGCATTTAGTACGCCTGATTCGGTAACTGCGGCTGTTCCTGTAACAGTAAAGGTGGTTGCTAAAGTTGCAGTATCGTTGGTGGTGTCTGTGGTTGTTCGGGAAGCACTAGCTGCAACTCTGGATAAACCGGATGCGGCAAGTTCTGTCTGCAAGGTTGTATCACCAATTGCCGCTGCGGTTGCACCAGTTCCTACTCCAATAAAAGTAAAGGCTGCCTCTGCACCTGAGCCATTGATACGAGAAGCTACGCCAGCTTTACCAGTCGTGGTGGTCAAGTTAGAAATTAACCGAGAATTGCCCCAGCTCCCGGTAATAATTGGGATTTGGATACCATAGGCTGCGATGTGATTCAAAAACCCTGCTTTTACCTGTGCATTTTGATCAATAGGTGAAATAAACTTGCGGAAGAAACGAAGAATAGACTGACCAAGTTTGTTTTCAGTAAAAACTGGCTTCACGTTACCGTCTTTGTCCTTTAATTCATAAAGAACATTGAGCTTCAATTGGAATCTGCCTCGTAGTGTATTGTTGTTCATATTATTCTATAACTTCGTTTACAAGTTCCTCTATCATTGTATCTAGTTTTTTTTGTTCTTTCAACTGTTTTGTATTACGCTTGCTTTCTAGTTTAGCACTTTCTTGCTCTGCGTTAAATAAATCAAGATACTTTTTAATTTCTTTTCTAATTTCGGCGCTTTTCATATATCCATCAAAGGATAATGAGCGAACTTCTTGAATATCTCCACTTTCTAAAATAAACCCAACAATAGTATTAGCTTCGTCTGTTTTAACGTCTGTGATGTGTGCTGTGTACATACTTATCTTTCAAGCAATAAAACAACTGGAATTGGTGCTTCTGCTGCTGTTTGAGCATTACTTGCCGTAACAGTAATATTTTGAACCCCATCTAGCGGTACTCTCAAGGGATAGTTATTTGCATCAATAAAAGCTGCAAATGATGCGCCCTCAGCAATTGTGGCTTTGGTGTAAATAGTTGCGCCTGAGCTGCTGGCGTCTTTAATCGTGATAGTGAGGGTTGTGGTGCCAACAAGAGCCGGAACGACTGCTTTAACACCTACTAGGAAGCCATATAATGCGGTAGTGTCAGCGTTGGCAGTTGTGCCGTCAGCGAGGATGGTTACTGTTTGAGTGTATCGTTTGACTGGATATTTCATAGTAGTTGTTTGCGTATAGCAGGCACTTCAAATTAGCCTATGAATAAATGATACGAGAATATTGAAAAGAAGTCAATTAGTTTTGAGGAGTTGAGGTTGAAGCTGGAGATTGTGAGCCACCGATTACTCCACCTTCTTCTATTTCTTGGGAATCTTCAACTTCTTCATCAGTTGCGCTGGCTTGGATTAACTCAAAGATTTCTGAGCGTGTCATTGTGTCATCTAGTTCAACACCTTTTGCGCGACCAAATCCCAGTAAGCGAGTTTTTGACCACTTTACGGTTGGCTCAACGCCTTCCATTGGATCTTTGTTTTCTTTTACGGTTTCTGTAGAATCACCTTCAAGTGCTTGTAGTACTTTAGCTTCTGAATCTGATTGAGCAACACCCGCATCAATGAGAACTTGCGCCTGATATTCAGAGATACCTTGAATAACTTCACCTGCTTTATAAAGCTGTCCGTCGTGTTTTACTGAAGATTTTGCAATTAACATAGTGTAATAGTACTCAATTTATACTAGGTTGTCAAGCATTACGCTGAAGAACCCTGTTTGGTGGTTCTCTCGGTGGAGACAAAGACACAAGTCACGTCTTTGGCTGCGTCTAATGTTGTACTTGGGTCAATGGTATTCTTTGAAACATCAGTTGCATGGAAAGTTACAGTTGGTCGAGTTGTTTCAAACGTTCCTGCTGAAACGGTTACTAATATAACTTCGTTGGCGTTCATACATCGATCAAGACCAAGTGCGTCATTTATACCAACGGCAAAGGTTGCTGCTGTTCCATCTTGAACTGGATATACAATTGAAGTAACGGTTTTAAAAGCTTTTACGGAAGTTTGAGCTGCAGTAGCGTTATCTGCAAATACTAATGTATCAGTAATAACTTCATCACGAATATTTGTACCAGTAATAACATAATCACCAGCTTTAACGTCAGCGGTTGTGCCTCCGGGGAGTATCGTAATTTGTCGGGCAAAGTCAGGCTGTGCTGTAAAAGTTGTAACAGTTGTAATTGCTGCAGAGGTAGCTTGAGCTGTGGTTAGTCGAGTTGTAGAAAGTGCAAGTGCATCAGTCCACTTTTGCCGGCGTAGATAGCCAAAAGACGACTGTCCTTCTTGATACTTTTCCCATGGTTGTCTTGGTAAATTCATAGTTTTAGTTTCCGTATAATTGAACTAATACTCATTAACCTATAGCGTTCTTGATGAGGTAAGCAGCAACTGCTGCAACTAATTTGGCTTCGTAGTAATCGGTTGCTCGAACGAACTCAGCTTTATTCCAAGTTTCATCCCATCGATCAACGGTTCTTCCGTTAAGTAGAGTCAAAGTGTATCCAAGAGACACCTTTTTGATTCCGGGAGTTGCGGTAACGTATGCGAGAATGAAGTTTTTACCCCAGACATATCCCATCACGTCAGCTTGACCTTCGTTAGCAGTGTTTCTCATTGCTTTACCGATAAGCACCTGCTCAACACCGATAATTGCAGCGAGTAAATCTTCTGTTAGCACACGAATACTAGAGGTAGCCATTCTACCGAGCAAGTCTGGGTGGTGTTTCAGTTTAGCAAATACTTCGTAGCCCATGATTGCTGTGTTAGCAGTAACCATTGCTTCTGTTTGAATCTTTAACATTCCAGTCTCAATATCATCGAAAGGATCAGAGTTAGCAAAGTCATTCCATTGGTCAGTACCGGAAAGAGTAACATTTTGAGTAATGATTGCTGTGTCAGTCAAGATATCTGCAACTGCCTTTTCATGTCCAAGAGCTAATCTTTCAGCTACGTTTTCGGTAGCATCTGCTCTTGCGTCCATTGGAGTTGGATAGGTGTCACGGACTTCGTACTCAATACCTTCTTCGAGTGAATGCTCAAATAGTGGTCCAAAAGCTGTTTTAACCATTCCGTAGTCTACTCGTTGCGCGCGAGAGATACCTGTTCGGCGATCATTCTCAACTCGGAACTTGGATTTATCAAACGTGTAATAGAAACCTGTTCGAGATTGAACGGTAATTCTTGGGAATACCTTTTCAGCGATGAGTTCTGGATTTGAAAATCCAATGCTCATGTTTGTTAGGACTGTGTCGATGGTGTATTGATTTACTTGTGGCATATGTTTACTTTATGATAGCGCTGCAAACCTTTGTGAGCTAGGTATAAATTCGATTATGTCTCCAGCTACTCCTGCTTGAATAGCTCTACCCAATACTTCGTTTCCCACTGTAGTGGTAGCGACTGCTTTACCTGCTGCGTCTGCTGTTAAAAATGCACCTCTAGTGACAGTGCCACCAAGAACAACTTTTCCGGTTCCGCCACCTTGGCGACCGAAAACTTCTACATTCTCTCCAGATTTTGGAGTATTCATAATGACACCCAAAAGCCAGTCCGTTGCTGCGGAAGCGAGGGTTGCAGTTGCATCTCCACTCTGTTTAACAATAAAATATTGCTTTGCAGAATAGTCAGCTGCTGCTGAAAATCTTGATTGTCGTGGTCCGTCTACTGTTGTTGCCATATTTTATTTCTATTTAGAATTTAGCTCCTGTTCATATTGTAATGATAACTCTTTGTTATTTGCAAGTACCTGTTTGGTTGCTTGGATAACAGTCAATTTATCGTTAGCCTTCATTGCCTCTTTAACAAGATTACCTATTTTCTCGCTTGCTGTCAATAGCTCAGCACGAGCTGGATCGCCTTCTTCATTGGCTAGTTTAACTGGTGTGAGAGCTGAAAGGATAGAGAAAAAGTCTTTCTTCTCGGTATCGTTGCATTTCAAAGTAAACTCTAAAACTGATGCTTTCATTGCTGGCGTAATTCTTGCGCCCTCTTTAGCGATCAGGAACTTTTCACCGATTTCTTTTTCTGTCGCATCATGTCGCATTTGTTCTTGAGCTACTTTGTGATCTGATTCAATCTTGCGAAGTCTTGAAAGTTCAGAGGCCATTACAGTTTCCTCTTTGTCTTCACCTTCTCCGGGTACTTCAGGAGTTTCTGGTTTCTCAGGTACTTCTGGTGTTTCAGGTACTTCTGGTTTTGCTTCTTCGTCTAATTGGGTTTGCTGCTCGGGAGTAATACTAGCAACATTATCAGTCAAGAATTTTACTTCTTCCTCTGATCTGTCTGCTTTGGCTTTTGCGAGTATGTCGTTTGTGTTCATAGTGTTTTGGTGAGAATTTTTTTCCTCTGCTAAAAGTATTACAATTGTTTTATTGTTTGTCAAGTCGTTTGCGACCTTCCTTCCCATATTATCACTTGCAACGAGGAATGGCAATTCTTTGAACAGTGGCCTATTGGTTAAACTACCTGCAATTAGAACTGAACCATGTCTGGTTCCATGTTCTGGATCAATATAATCAAATGCCCACTCTGGTGAAAAGAGTTTGTACTCTTTATTGTCTAGTAAATCTTTACCGTATCGAGTCCAATCAATAACGGCATATAAACCATCAGTGCCTTTATCGATTAAATCAGTCACCCAACCTGCAGCTTTTCCTCCATCATGGTCAACATCAACTGGAACTGCTTTTCTAATTCCTGCTTTGAAGTTCTGAACCATTTGAGAGATATGCGACAAAGTTACCTGCATTGGACCATAGAACTCTGTGTTCCATTCTCCAACTGGCAATACTTGAAGCTCTGTTGGAAGCTCACCCGTCTCATCAGCTTGGATGTGAACTATCGACCTGAGGTTTTTGCCCTCAAAGGCTTTGTTGTATTCTTTTGTCATATATTCATTGTAGCACTAAACTTTTTCACCTTTCAAGATGATCTGTATGAGACACCGGCAATTTGGATGTGCTGGTGGGTATTCATATTCCCCATTAAAGAGTTTATCAATTGGTAGTATTTTTCCATCAAGAGGTTGGCATATCGGGCAAGCTCTGAGCGTGGCATCCCACCTTTTACGGTCTGCCCCTACTTCTTCTGCAACTGCAACTCTCCCGGCTGAATACGCTCTGACTGATTCTGTGTGTGCAATTACCTCAGCCCTACGAGGATCATCAATAACTTCTCTGAGTCTATCCCTAGCCTGAGCGGTACTTTCCCCATGTTCGAGTGAAAACTTGAGCGATGATTTAACCTTGTCGAGTGTGGTATCTGAAAGATTGCCAGATAGCTTTAATGTATGTTTGTTGAGAAAGTCTATTGCTGAATCGTTCTTTTCAGACCACCCAATATCAATTCCGGTATCTTCCTCTGTCTGTTTGCCACCTGCAACAAGTGCAAAAACTAAAGTACGAGATAAAATGTCTGCGACTGTTTTGTTTTCAGCTACCGTATCCCAAGATATAAAATCAAAAATACTTGCCTTCTTTTCAAAATCAAATGCCGACCAATTGACATAGTAGACCGATCTTTCTGATAGCTCTGAGAAATACTTTTTCATTTCCCTCTTGAGTGTGTTGTCTGATCTGACTATTTTACGGAAGTTATCTTCATTCTTTTCATAGTCTGGGTGATATGGCTCACCTGATAACTGAGCTGCGTACAGTTTAGACAAAGAGTGCGACACCTGTCGTAGTTCTTGAAGTTTATTGTTTTTCATACAGGTCAATTGCCTTGTTTATTCTCTCCAAGGTATCGCTCAATTGATCATCTGCCTTCTTTTCAGGTTTTGGTGCATTGGCTGCGCTGTCTGATTCCCTCAAGGTATCAACCTCATCTTTGAGTTTGTTTATTTTGTCAGAAATAGTGATCTTTTTATTGAAGATGTCTAGCTGCTTTTTAGCTTGTTCTTCAGGGTTAAGCTTTTTACCTGATGCTTTCATCTCAAGTAATTCTTTCCGAACGCCATTATTGAAATCTCGCACCTCTTTGTTGAGTTTTTTAATCTCTGCCTGTTTTTGTTTAATTGCCGGGTTCATTTTCTTTTTTGCCTTCCCTTTGCCACCTTTGCCACCAAGTTTCTTCAAGGCTTCACTGATTTTCTTTTTAGCTTCCTCAGATAACGGCTGTCCCACTGCTCCACCTTCGAATACTTTGAACATAGCTGAACCGTATCTTTTAACAAAAGTTGATTCTGCTAGTTTTTCGTGAGCTTCTGCAACATCCTCAACAGTTGGTTCAACCTCCATTGGATTCCCCTCGGTGTCGAACCCTGGATTCTCTGGATCTTCTACTATCTCCTCACCGGTAACACTTGCCATTTCTGCATCAAGTTCAGCAAGCATAACATCAGCCATAGTCAAATCGACTGGCATTTCACCTGTAAATTCTGGCAAGTCCATGACATCTCTGAGTAAGTCTTCAATACCAGGATCAGGCGTAATGAGCTGTGTTTGAACTGCTCTTTGAAGTGATGTTGTGAGTGCGTTGATATCAACTGTACCTATTTTATCAAATCCAAGCGTTGGATATTTATCAACAATGAAATTATAGTCAACCAATTTCTTTACTACATATCTGTTATACATCGCAGCAATATATCTGGCTGTTGCTTCAAGTGATTGAACAAAGAGCTTTGATTGATCTGCAGATAAAGCATAACTTCCAACGGTGCCGCCAAGTTCAAGGAATTGTGCCAATACGTTTTTGCTGATTTGTC